AAATAATGTAAAAAATAAAAAAAAAAAAAAGTAATGATAAATATGTTGAAAAAAGAAAATAAAGATCTTAAAAAACAGATCATAGCAGCCTTGGACGGTCAATCCGTCGCATATGCTGGATGTTATAAGATCACTTACACAAATAGTACAAGTATGAGATTTTCCCAAAAATTGCTAAAAGAATGCGATCTAGAAACATTTAATAAATACGTTGTTGCTACACCATCAAGCAATTTTAGAATTTATTAGGGAGTTGTAAATGTTAGAATTGATATTATTAATATTATTTTTTCCGGTTCTTGTGATCCTAGAACTGGCAAAAATACAAAAATGAGCGCTGGTTATACAGCGCTTTTTATTTTACATTTAATTATCACAAGTAAATGTATAATGTAATCATGATTATACGTATATTATACCAACGCTAGCAGCTTAAAGCCTGGATATATCTCAAACGCTTAAAATATCGCTTCTAAGCGCTGTTTTGTGTTCATGGGTGTACTTGTTAGGGTATTATATAAACGCCACTTGTAGGGTTGCTTAAATCGCTTTTAAAGGTACACACCCCCACCCGTGGGGGATATAGCCACAGCGAGCCCCGCCCAGTGAGTGGCTTAAATTTCCAAAAATTTTAAAAAGGTACGTAAACGTACAAAAATATTCATTAACAATTGACATACATAACAACCAAGTGCTATATTAAACCTGTAAGGAGGAAAAGTGTATGAAACCGAGCAAAATTATCAGAATGTTGATGAAGATCAATAACAGAACATATCAGTCTCTTGCAGACGAAACAGGCAAGAAAAGTAGCACTGCAGTCAGAAATCCGTTAACTAGAGAAACCAATATGCGAATCAGTACCATGAAGGAATTACTAGATATAATGGACGCTGAAATGGTGGTACGAACAAAAGATGGTAAATATGAATGGGTGATTGATGATGTTGAAAAATAATACGGAATTGGACGTTCAGTTCAAGATTATCGAGGAAGATATCACTCAGAACGAGATAGCAGAGAAGATTGGGACAACTCCTCAGTATCTCGGACAGGTGATCAAAAAGAAAAACATCATAAATCCAACTTTCGTGAAGATTTTGGACGTTTTAGGTTATGATATTGAATTAAAATACGTTAAGAAGTAGTTAAAGTAGTTGAAAATCGGTTTTTGCGTAAACTTTTGCTATATACGCGCGTACTAAGAGGAAGTTATACGCAAAATGGTGATTTGAACTACTTTAACTACTTGAGGAGGTGAATATCTCGTGAAAGCGATAGGTTATATCCGTGTCTCAACGGAGGAGCAGTCATCTGATGACCGCTACGGCATCGAGGTGCAGAGAGATGCTATCAGCAAGTATGCAAAGGAGCATGATTACGACATTGTTGACTGGATGGTCGATACAATCAGTGGAGCGAAGGACAACAGACCCGAACTCGACAGGATACTGTACCATTCAGATGACCTGCCAGGTCACGATGCAGTGATCGTGTTCAAGAATGACCGTGTTGCAAGAGACACTAAATTGTATTTTTATTATTTCTATACACTGGAGAAGAGAAACGTAAAGCTGCTCTCAACTGAGGAGCACTTTTCAGAGGGTGATGATTTCGCCAACATCTATCGTTCTCTTCTTATGTTCGTTGCCGAACAGGAAAGACGAAACATTGCTCTCCGTACAGGGAAGGGTCGCTCGCTCAAGGCTAAGTGTGGGGGCTATTCGGGAGGAAACAAGCCATACGGCTATCACTGTACGGACGGTGCTCTTGTCCTGGACGAGAAGGAGAAACCAATCGTGGAGATCATCTTCGAGGAACACGACGTAAGAGGTACTCCTTTACAGGACATATGTGATATACTGTACGATAAAGGATATCGCACAAGACGTGGAAAGAGATTCCAGCCGTCTACGGTGCGAGGAATCCTACAGAACAGGCTCTTTTACGAGGGCATGTACAAGTATGGTGATAGTGGCTGGGTTAAGGGAGTGCATACTCCGATACTGCCACTGTAATGAAGGTGCGTTGTCGCACAGGGATTAAGTTCTCTGTCGATGACGCACCTTTTTGTTTTAGGAGGCTTTAATGGAGCAGTTACTTGAGACGATTCTTGAGACGATAAGAATCTCCGGTCACTACCAGGCTCTAGAGGATTTATATTACACATCTCTTGAGGCTATGAAACGTGACGTGAAGTTGGGGGTCAGATATCTTAAGATTCTGTCAGAACTGATTGAGAAGCGTATGCCTACGCTTAGAGATGAATCGGAGATACGCAGGCTGTTTACTCTGCATAAGAAGGTTCTGCTTGCTGCAGCACCTCATGACTTTGATTCATATCTATTGTACGTCGAGTGGAACAGGGACCCCGACAAGAAATTCTACCCACCTAGAAGAAAGGTGCTTAAACAGGTCGCAGAAGCGATGCAGGATCTTGCAGAAAGGAAGATAAGACTGCTTACGATATCTCTCCCACCAGGAACAGGGAAGACAACACTTGCCATCTTCTATCTGACATGGCTTGCTGGCAGAACTCCTAACGAGCCGATGTTGTCGGGGAGTCACAGTAATGCGTTCATTCGAGGAGTGTATGATGAATGTCTTCGTATCCTGGACCCCGAAGGGGAGTATTTATGGCACGATGTGTTCCCTGGCATACAGGTGAGCAGTACAAATGCAAAGGACTGTCGCATTGACATCGACAAGAAGCAGAGATTCGAGACGCTTGAGTTTACCTCTATCGGAACAGGTAACGCTGGTCTGTACAGAGCGATGAATCTGCTCTACTGTGATGACCTTGTTTCGGGTATAGAGGTTGCATTATCCAAGGAGCGTCTAGACAAGCTGTGGGAGACATACACAACCGACTTGAGACAGCGTAAACAGGGGGACCACTGTGTCGAGCTGCATATCGCCACACCATGGTCGGTGCATGACGTAATTGCTCGTCTGCAGCAGAAATACGGTGATGACGATGATGCTAGATTCATTAATATACCAGCACTTGACGAGAATGACGAGTCTAACTTCGATTATGACTACGGTGTTGGTTACTCTACTGCTACGCTTCGTGCTCAGAGAGAAATCATGGACGATGCAAGCTGGCGAGCATTGTATATGTGTCAGCCTATCGAGCGTGAAGGTCTTGTCTACTCGGAGGATGAACTAAGAAGATATTTCGAACTTCCTAAGGGTGACCCCGACGGAATCATTGCCGTGTGCGATACCAAGGACAAGGGTGCTGACTATGCATTTCTGCCAGTGGCTTATGTATACGGTGAGGATTATTACATTGATGACTGTATCTGTGATAACAATCTACCGAATATCGTAGATGCGAGACTGACTGAGATACTTGTAAGAGACAAGGTGCAGATGTGCAGATTTGAAAGTAACTCGGCTGGCGGACGAGTGGCAGAGAAGGTACAAGAAGCAGTGAAGGAGAAGGGTGGAATCACTCATATCACTACTAAGTTCACTACTGCCAACAAGGAGACAAAGATCATTGTCAACAGTGCCTGGGTAAAGGAACACTGCCTATTCAAGGATGATTCCATGTACAAGAGAAAGTCTGATTACGGAAAGATGATGAACTTCCTATGCTCTTACACAATGGCTGGGAAGAACGCTCACGATGACGTGCCCGACGGAATGGCAATGCTTGCTGAATATGCTCAGAGTCTTGTCGGAGCGAAGGTGCAGATATTCAAGAGACCTTTCTAAAATATTTAATATTCCTTTATAAATCGCTTTGTATAGTACCCTCATAGTGGTATAATATAACGTAGTGAGGTACCCTTAACGTGGTACCACCATACGGGTGCATGATTGCACGAGGCTAAGTCCTCAGCAGTCATGCACCTATTTTTTATGCCCGAAAGGAGGACAACATGAGTCACAAGATAGATGAGTCAAAAGCGAAGATGCCGTCACGAGTGATGACGGGCAGACGAGTGATCAAATCAAGTGTCAAAGAAATCACCCCCGACAATGTCATGGATGTTCTCCTCAAGGCTAAGAATGACCATGACCTCAATAGAAGCGAGATTGACTATCTCTACCAATACTACAAAGGTAATCAGCCGATTCTTAACAGAGTGAAGGACGTACGTCCCGAAATATGCAACAAGATCGTGGAAAACCGTGCGAATGAGATTGTCTCGTTCAAGGTGGGTTATCTGTGTGGGGAACCTATTCAGTACGTAAGCCGTAACGGCAATGAACAGACTGTAAATGAAATCAACACCCTTAACGAATATATGTTCGCCGAGGATAAAGCTGCACAGGATCAGCAGATTGTTGAATGGCAGATGATCTGTGGAACAGCATTTCGTCTAGTTCTGCCCGATGAACCTGGTGAAGAGGATGAAGCACCGTTTGAGATGTACACCCTCGATCCTAGAGATACATTCGTTGTCTATTCAAACGAAATCGGCAACAAGCCTCTGATGGCAGTCAAGTACGCAGAGGATGACGACAAGATAATGCGTTATTCAATCTATACAGACAAGTACTACTTCTATGCAGAGGACGGGTTGCTTCTTGAGTGTAAGCCACACGCTCTAGGAATGATTCCAATCTTCGAGTATCCAGCAAACAATGCTCGATTAGGGTCTTTTGAGATCGTGCTGCCACTGCTCGATGCAATGAACACCTTAGCAAGTAACAGACTTGACGGAGTCGAACAGCTTGTCCAGGCATTCATCAAGTTTGTTAACTGTGAAATCACTAAGGATCAGTTCCAGGAACTACGTGAGGTCGGAGCAATCCAGGTAAAGTCACAGGACGGACAGAAAGCAGATGTGGGAGTGGTCAGTACAGAGTTAGACCAGGCACAGTCGCAGACATTGAAGAATGACTGCTACGACTCGGTTTTAACAATATGTGGAATGCCTAACAGAAATGGTGGGTCTTCTACAAGTGATACAGGTTCAGCAGTACTGCTTCGTGACGGTTGGTCAGATGCAGAGGCTAGAGCAAAGGACAGTGAGAACGTGTTCAAGATGGCTGAGAAGAAGATGCTGAAATTAGTTCTTCGAATCTGCCGAGATTTAGGAGACTGCAATCTAAGACTCAAGGACATCGACATGAAGTTTACTCGTCGTAACTATGAAGCAATTCAGAGTAAGTCACAGGTACTTATCTCAATGTTACAGCAAGACAAGATTCATCCACAGTTGGCATTCCAGCATAGTGGAATGTTCTCGGATGCTGAATCTGCTTACTCAATGAGCATGAAGTACTACGAGGAACAACAGGATAAACAAGCCAAACAGAAGGAATTAGAGGCTCGAAATAACAACCAGGTAATAGATAACAAGCCTACGGAATAAATGCGTCAGAGAAGACGTAAATCGCATTTTAGAAACATAGGTAGAGAAACCTTAAATCGCATATAAAACAAAGTCACAGAAGACGTTAAAAGACGGGAGGATACAGCATGAAAATAAACGTTAACGAAATTGAAGGCTATGCAGATATGACAGTTGAGGAAAAATTAGCAGCCTTGGAGTCATATGACATGAAGCCCGATTATACAGGTTACATCGAGAAGAAAGTTTTTGATAAGACTGCGTCAGAACTAGCAGCTAAGAAGAAAGAATTAAAAGCAAAACTTTCAGAAGATGAACTACAGAAACAGAAGGAAGCAGAAGACCGAGCAGAGTTAGAGGCTAAGTATGATCAGTTGCTACGTGAAAGCAATATCTCAAAATACAAGGCAAAATTCTTAGGCATGGGCTATGAAGAAAAACTTGCTGAATCTACTGCTGAGGCGATGGTGGATGGCGATACAGATAAGGTATTTGCTAATCAAAAGAAACATCTCGAAACCGTTGACAAGAAGATACGTGCTGAGGTCCTAAAGGACACACCTAAACCTACCGGAGATGGAGACAATCCAGGCATGACATTGGATAAATTCCGTGCTTTGCCGGCTATAGAACGTGAAGACTGGGCGAGACACAATCCGGAGGAATATAAAAGCCTATACACGGCTAATGACACAGGAGGAAATCAGTAATGGCTCATAAGATTTATGACAATTTTTATCTATCAAACGAAATTGAAGACCAGTATAACTCCCACCTTGATTTAACACAGTTCTGTACTGTGGATAACTCATTAGTGGGTGAACCAGGTATGGTACGTAAAATCAACGTATACAAGGCTACAGACGGTACAGAAAAGTTAGCAATGGGTAAGGGAAACACTAAATCCATTGAAGTTACTTATACACCGGAAGAATACCACATTCTTTTAGCACAGAACAGATTCAAGTACTACGACGAACAGGCGATGACTGACCCAATGTTAGTTCCTGTCGGTGTACGTCACATGGGTACTGATATGTTCAACACTGTCAATAAGGACGTATATGAAGAGTATAAGAAGGCTACTTTATCAGTTACAACAAAGGCTCTTAACTTTGATGCGTTTGCTGATGCAGTTGCTACTTTAAACATCGAAAGTACAGACAATGATCCTAAAGAAGTGGGTCCTAGATGTTTCGCATTCGTCAATCCAACAGATATGGCTGAATTAAGAAAGAACCTTAAGGACTCATTACAGTATGTGGAAGCATACGCTAGAACAGGATATATCGGCACAGTTGCTGGTGTAAACCTTTATACAAAGAAAGACGCTGATAAGGGCACAATCATTGTTGCTACTAAAGAAGCCGTTACCTTATTCAATAAGAAAGGTACAGAAGTAGAACAGGAACGTGATCCGGATACTCGTGAAAACAGCATTTGGTCACGTAAGTATTACCTTGTAGCGTTAACTGACGCTACTAAGGCAGTGAAGATTACTAAGTCTGCGACAGCATCTGTTTAGTAATCGTAGGAGGTGAACAGCATGAGCGAAGAACAGAAAATGAGATTTCTGAGAGCGATGGTCGGAGACACCGACAGTGAAGAAGTGTTGTTCGTATACCTCAGATTAGCTGCTCAGAAGATTCTGTCGAGAGCATATCCATATGACTCGACAGTGACAGAAGTTCCTCCCCAGTATGCAACGCTGCAATGCGAAATTGCAGCGTACATGCTGAATAAAAGAGGAGCAGAAGGGCAGTTGTCACATTCTGAGAACGGCATTGTAAGAAGTTATGAAAGTGCAGATGTCCCATCCTCAATGCTCAAGGTCATTGTTCCTCATGTGGGTATCCTCAAATGAGAATGATGAATAGAAACAAGAGCGTGTTCTATTACGCACTGTATGACAAAAAGGCACCTCTAACTGACGAGTACGGTAATTCGACAGGTGAGTATGAAATCATCTATCAGAATCCGAAGGCTTACCGAGCAAATATCTCGGCTGCCAAGGATGAAGTGAACACTCAGCAATTCGGGGTAAATGAAGCGTATGACAAGGTTATTGTTATGGACGTAGATTGTCCTCCGATTGATGAATACACCGTTCTATGGGTCGATAAATCGCCTCTCATTGGCTCTGATGGTTCGTTAGTAACAAACGAATCAGGAGAGGTTGAGACACCTCATGATTACATCGTCAAGAAGGTTGCGAAGAGTCTGAATAGTGTCTCAGTTGCGATAAGCAAGGTGACAGTCAGTGGGTAAGAGAAAGATTACTATCGAACTCACCGAGAGTGGGATAGATAAGGCAATCAAGGAACTAGAGGAATATAAGAAGGACATCAAGAGAAAGACAGCACTTTTACAGGATAGGATTGCAAAAAGAATAGAGGAAGAAGCCGACAAAGGGTTTGCAAGTGCCGTAGTTGATGACCTCGTTAGAGGAGGTTATCAGAAACCCGATGTAACGGTAAATTATACGACCAAAGGTGACATCTCAGTCGTTGTCGCACAAGGCGAAGATGCCGTGTGGGTCGAGTTCGGTGCTGGGGTATACCACAACGGAAATCTAGGCTCATCACCTCATCCGAGAGGTTCCGAACTAGGTATGACAATAGGTGGATACGGACAGGGAAAAGGTAAGCAGAGATCGTGGGGCTTCAAGGATGCTGACGGAACGCTTCACGTTACACGAGGTACACCTGCTCAGATGCCTTTGGAGAAAGCTGTTCTTTCTGTCCTGGATGAATTGCCACAGATGGCGAAGGAGGTATTCGGATGATTGATATTGAGCCGGAGGTATTCGATGACGTATCTAAAGCAGTACGCAATGAATATCCAAATGTCTATATGACAGGCGAATACGTCAGAGTACCACCATCATTTCCATGTGTCTCTCTCATCGAGGCAGACAATCAGATTTACAGAAACACTCGTGACAGTGGGCATATAGAGAATCATGTCCAGGTCATTTATGAAGTAAACGTGTATTCCAACAAGACAAAGTGGAAGAAGACCGAATGTAAGGCAATCATCTCACTCATTGATTCCAGGATGGAATCACTTGGATTCACACGAATAATCCTCACTCCCGTACCTAATGAACAGGATGGGATATACAGAATGGTAGGTCGCTACAGAGCGATTGTATCAAGAGACAAAACAATCTACAGGAGGTAATGATCATGGCGATTAGTACATATAAGACATTCCTAATGATGAAGAAAGAGCAAACATGGGAAAAGGTAATCGACATTAAGGAGTTCCCCGATTTAGGAGGGGCGCCCGAACTAATTGAAACAACCACTTTATCAGATAAGATGCAGACTAATATCAATGGTGTTCAGTCGCTAGATGCCCTTGAGTTCACTGCTAACTATACGCTAGATGACTACAAGAAGTTACAGGCGCTAGAAGATACTGAACATGAATTTGCAGTGTGGTTCGGTGGTACAGAAACAGGCGGTGTGCTAACACCTACTGGTGATGATGGTAAGTATAAGTTCAAAGGTCAGTTGGCTGTATACATCAACGGTGCTGGAACTAACGAAGTAGTTGAAATGACTATCAGTATCGCTTCGTCAACTGTTATCAGTATTGACACTGGTAAATAAATATTTATTGGGAGGAAACAGAAATGGCTAAACAGTTAAGATTTACTTACAAAGGAAAAGACTACGTTCTCGAATATACTCGTAGAACAGTTGCTGAAATGGAAAGAATGGGATTTGTTGCTGCAGAGGTTGAAACAAAACCTATGTCCATGTTACCAGCATTATTCCAGGGAGCCTTCATGGCACATCACAGACGTGAGAAAAAGGAAACAATTGATGCCATCTTTGCTCATATGACAAACAAAGACCAGTTAATTGAAAAACTAGTGGAAATGTACAGTGAGCCAATCGTGACATTGATTGATGACCCCGAAGACTCAGAGGGAAACGTAGACTGGACAGTGAGTTGGTAAGTGAGTCACTGTTAGACAATTCGTCCGACGACAGGAAGAGTGATTCGCATTCTCCTCGTACATATTCGGATATATTTTATTCCAAGTTCCCATATTACTTATCAATAGGAATGACAGAGGAACAGTACTGGGATGGTGACTGTACACTCACGAAATATTACAGGAAGGCAGACGACCTTCGCACTGAAAGAGTGAATCGTGAGATGTGGCTACAAGGGATGTACATCTATGATGCAGTCTCTAGATTGTCACCTATTCTACGTTCTTTTGCTAAGAAGGGAACAAAGGCTGAGCCTTATCCTAATGAACCTTATCCTCTCAATCAAAAGAGTACTGAGGAAGTCAAGGAGAAAAAGGCTAAGTCAAGTATGGATAAGGGCAAACGCTACATGGAAATGTTAAAGGCGAAGTCCGAAAAGTATTATAAGGAAAGGAAGTGATACCAATGCCTACAACAGTTGAAGAATTAGAGGTTGAGGTAACGTCCTCATCACGTTCTGCTGTCGATAGTATTGATACTCTTTCTGCTTCTTTACAAAGGCTAAAGGCTGCTACAAAGGGAGGTATCGGGTTAACAAACATTGCTAAGCAAGTTAGTAACTTAGGTACCTCCCTTAGTGCTATAGATTCAACTAGAATCAGCAAGATTGAGAGTCTTGCAAACAGTCTTGAAAAGTTACGATCAATAGGTAGCATCAAGATTTCATCAACAATCGGAAATCAGATAAAGAATATCAGTGATGCAGTTAATGGATTAGATGGCACTAATTTCGGAAATCTTGAAAAATTGTCTACATCGATTTCTTCTCTCGGAAATGTCGGAGTAGCAAAGGGATTACGATCAACAATCAATGCCATGAACAAATTACCAGCATTATCTCAGACGCTGAATGGAATGGACTGGGAGAAGTTCATAACACAGGTTGATACACTCTCTAATAGTCTTGCTCCGTTGTCTAGTCAGTTAGATATCGTAGGTTCGTCGTTTAGTCGTCTGCCAGCGAATATCATCAGAACTAGCAATGCAATGGATAAAGCAAATGCTTCTAACGAAAAGGCAAAGTTCAGTTGGACGGAGTTATATTCTAAATTAAGAATCGCTATGGGGGTTCTTCGCACAGGAGTTAAAACGATTGCAGGATTGGTTAATCAGTCTAATGAATATGTGGAAGACTTGAACCTCTTCGATGCTTCAATGGGTCAGTATGCTGCATCTGCTCAGAATTATGCTGAGAAAGTCAGCGAACTCTTAGGTATCGACCCTGGAGACTTCATGAGGAACCAGGGTGTGTTTAATACAATCATCACGGGATTCGGTGTAGGTGCCGACAAGGCACAGATAATGTCAAAGAATCTAACTCAGTTAGGATATGATTTGTCATCTTTCTACAACATCTCAGTAACTGATGCGATGCAGAAAGTTCAGTCGGGTATTTCGGGTGAACTAGAACCTCTTAGACGATTGGGTTATGACTTGTCTGTTGCTAGACTACAACAGGAAGCCCTCAACTTAGGAATCAGCAAGAGCGTTTCTAATATGACACAGGCTGAGAAGTCTCAGTTGAGATATTATGCGATGCTCACACAGGTAACTGTTGCACAAGGGGATATGGCTCGTACATTGAATGCACCAGCCAATCAGTTAAGAGTCCTACAGGCTCAGTTCCAAATGTGTGCAAGAGCAATTGGTAATATATTTATTCCTATGTTGAACTTGATTCTTCCTTATGTAATCGCAGTAGTTAAGGTCATTAGATTACTTGCTAATACGATTGCTGGGTTATTCGGATTCAAGCTGCCCGAAATTGACTATTCGGGAATCACTAGGAATGCGAACGGTGCAGCGAAGGCTACTAATAATATGGCTAAGGGTGCTGGCAATACCTCGAAGGGTCTAGGTAAAGCGTCCAAGGCTGCTAAGAAGTTAAAGAATGCACTTTTAGGAATTGATGAATTAAACGTCCTTTCTAAGGATGACGATAGCACAGGCGCTGGTGCAGGCACAGGAGGTGCCGGTGCTGGGGGCGCTGGTGCAGGAGGTATAGGTGGAACAGACCTGGGAATTGATCTTCCTACATATGACTTCCTACAAGGTCTTGTTTCATCCAAGGTTGACGGAATCGTGAAAACGATCAAGAAGCATCTTTGGAGCATTCTTTCAGTCATCGGAGCAGTAGTTTCGGCTATAGCAGCATTTAAGATAGCCAAATTCCTACAGAAGTTAGGTTTAATTGGTAAAGGTCTAAAACCTCTTATTGGAATAGCAATGCTCGTTGGAGGAACATTCCTCTACGCATCTGAATGGATTAACGGATTCGTCAACGGTGTTGACTGGAATATCTTCTTCGGATTGATTGTAGGTGCTGCCGGAGTAATCGGTGGATTGTGGTTGGCAGTATCGCCTTTTGCAGCAGTAATCGGAGCGATTGTTACAGGAGTCGGAATACTCATTCTAGGTCTTAAGGATGCCATTCAGAGAGGACTTAATGCGATAAACGGATTAATGATCGTTGTCGGCTCAGTATTAGGTGGTGCTGGTATCGGAGCATTGATTGGATCCATCGGAGGACCTCTAGGTTCTGCAATCGGATTGATCGTTGGTCTAGTAATCGACGGTGTAATCCTCATTGTTCAGAACTGGGATAAGATTACGGCATGGCTCAAGAAGTTCTTCACAGTCACAGTTCCTAAGTATGCAAAGATGGCATGGGATGCTGGTGTCGGACTAGTTGTAAGCATTCTCAAAGGTGCTTGGTCAATCATTACAGGCATTGCTGGGTGGTTCTACAAGAACCTTATCAAGCCTATTATCGACCTCATTAAATCTTCTCCTATTCCAGGTATCGTAATTGGAATCGTGAACAACGTAAGAAAATTATGGAATACTCTCGTTGGATGGTGGAAGAACGTTTCTAAGAACGGTATCAGCGTAGAGGCAATAGTTTCTCTCATTAAGAAAGGTTGGAAGACCGTCGCTGCATGGGTGATGGGATTCCTAGGAGGAGTAGTTAATAAAGCAGTAGGTCTTGTCAGAAGTGGATGGCATACCGTTTCGGGATTCGTTAAGGGATTCATGGGTGGAGTTGTCAGCAAAGGAGTCGGCTTATTCAAGTCGGGTTGGAACACCATTTCTCAGTTCGTCTCATGGGCTTCGGGATGGGATGTCAATAAAGGTATCGGACTTGCGAAGAACGGTTGGAAATCCGTCTCTCAGTGGGTAACAGATAGAATTGGTGGCATCGTAGATGTCGGAATCAACCTCGTTAGCAAATGGAAGGGCAACATTAAGGAGTTCTTCGGATTATCACGAGGTGGTGTCGTATCTGCTCACGGAGGCATCAAGATGTATGCTTCGGGTGGAGTAATCACTCCTCACACATGGCAGACAATTCCTAAGTATGCCGGTGGTACTACTAGAGCTGCACACGGTTCAATGTTCGTGGCTGGCGAAAGTGGAGCAGAATTGGTAGGTCATGTAAATGGCTCTACAGAAGTAATGAACAGATTTCAATTGGGATCAATCATGCATAGTGCTATCGTGAACGGAATGGCTCAGTTCACAGGGTACTGGCAAGCAATGAATAGAAACATCATCGACAGTGCTAACGGTGTAATCAATGCAGTGTTGGTTGGTGCTGATAGCATGAATGAAAATATGCAGTTAGCAATGGCAGAAGGATACAATCCTTATACTAACCTTGCTAGAACAGTTTATGACGATACTCAGAGAGTATATAACGGTACAGACGATGATTCCTGGGAACGCAAGATGCGTGAGTTCTACCAGGAAAATGTTGAACCTACTCTTAGAGAAATCGCTAATGATACAAAGAGACAGGCTGACAAGAACGAACAGACAATCGTACAGGTCGGCAATCGTACAGTAAAGGACGCTGTCACTACTCAGAATAAGGCAGACGGCTTTGACTTCACTAAGTAAGGAGGAAAGAATATGGCATTTCTAGAGATAAATGGATATAGACTACCTCCTTGCAAGAGAGGGGTCGAGATACTCGTGTCTACTGTTGTTGACAGTGGTCGAGACTCAAACGGTACTGTCGTAGGACAGAGAGTCGGTAGGGACCAGTATAAGATTAACAACCTTGAGTGGTCTTGGCTTACTGCCGAGCAGTGGAAGTCGATTCTACAGGCGATGTCTAACTTCTATTTCTATGTGACATTTATTGATCCTGTTACAAATAGACCTAGAACAATAAAAATGTACTGTGGTGACCGTACAGCAGAACCCTACTGGGTAGATGGTAATGGTCATCCTACACATTATAAGGACTGCAAAGTCAATCTGATTGACACGGGCGAATAAGGAGGTAATCTATGCAGACAGTTTCACAAGCATACGCAGAGAGCATGAAATCGGCTCTTCGTGAAAGAGCATATATAATGGTTACCTTCGGTCTTGTCAACCAGGAGATACAGAATAAATCAACCGTCGATAATGGTGATTATACATACTTCTCCGATAGGTCTAGCGTTCTAAAGAAACATAGTGATGACATCGTATACGCTACGCTTGAAGAGAACTTCACCAGGGTCGATGGTTCGATGTATTTCCTTCCTCGTGAGAGTGAAGGGAGAGAATATCATAATACAGGAATAATCTCTAACAGACTTGTATCAGATGCTACATGTGAAGTCACAATCAGCCTTAATACGCTGCCTACTGACTTTAAGGGTCTGACAATCAAATTTGGTGATAACTATCCTGTAAACTTCGATATCCTCGGCAGTGGAGGACAGGTGATTGAGATTAGAAACAACACCGAGTCTGAATGGTTCACTGATGAGGTAATTGAAGAAACGACATATGTTAAATTGAAGTTCTACAAGATGAAGAATCCTAAAACGAGATTGAGAATCTACTCGATCACATTCGGATACGGATTGGTGTATTACAACGATTCTGTACTTGATTCTACTCTAGAGACATATGTGTCACCTATATGTGCCGATGTTCCTCAGATAGACTTCTCGGTACAGCTAAAGAACTATGACAGATACTTCAATGTCGATAATCCTAAGTCAGCAATCAACTACTTCGAAACAGGTCAGCAGATGGGAGTCATGTACGGTTATCAGACTCCTGGTGCTAATGAAATCGAATGGATACAGGGTGCGACCCTACAGTGTTCTGAATGGGAGAGTGATGACAACACTGCGACAATACGTTGTTATGATGTCTTTCGTAACATGGATGCTGAATACTATAAAGGAATGCTGAATATCAATGGTAAGAGTTACTATTCTCTCGCTGAGGAGGTTCTAGCAGATATAGGAGTGACGAAGTATGAAATTGATGAATCACTTAAGAATATGTATTCCACTAATCCTGTTCCTAGGGTTTCTCATAAGGAAGCATTACAGATTATAGCAAATGCGTGCAGATGTATTCTCACACAGTCTCGTGACGGAGTGATTCAGATTAAGTCTGACACGCAGTCTAAAGCAGTGAATGACTTTACAATCTCACGTAGAGATATGACATCGTATCCTAAGGTAATCAAACAGGAGCGTGTCAAGGAGGTAGTCGTGCCTTGCACCATCTACCAGGAGGACGCTAAGGAGTCGAGCCTTGTCAGTGAGACAGTCACTGTCACTAGCAACGAGGTAGAGACATATTATGTGTCAGAACCTTCCTATGGATATAGAGTTCTTATTGATGATAAGGAAGGTAGAGCCGAGATTGTGGAATGGGGTAACTATTACATCACAGTCAGATTTAAAACAGCAGGCTCTTGTAAACTAGAAATCATGGGTCATCAGTATAAGACGGTTGAAAAACAGGCAGTAAAGTCACTTAAGGGTAGAGGTAAAACTGTTACCTGGAAGAATCCTTTAGTCAGTGATATGACGATGGCGAACAATCTTGCTGCATGGCTTGCAGAATATTACTCGGCTGGGGTCGAGTATGAATATGATACACGAGGTAATCCCGAACTAGATGCGACAGATGTTGTGTACCAGGAAAATGAGTTTCGAGATAACATGAAGGTTGATGTGTATAGACACACGATCAAGTTCAACCAGGCTTTCTCGGGCAGCGTGACTGCTCGAAGGATAGGAGATTAGTATGAGTTGGATAACACCAAAGACTGACTGGCATGGAGAGACGGTTAACGGAGTCTACAGTGGCGACCGTTTCAATGCCTCGGACTTTAACAGAATAAAGAACAATCTTGAATATCTTCGTAATCTGTCACTTAAGATGTACGACGAATACAATTTCGGGTGGCTAGGTGATGACAGGAACGTAGGAGATTACTTTTACGCAGACGAGATCAACATACTCGAACAGAATCTAACTGCTATCAATGCCCATACAGTCAAGGAGTCATACGGAACTGCCCCTACATATACCGATAATGGAAATATGATGGACTTTACGGAACTCAACAGAATTGAGAGTGCATCTCTCGATTTATATGACAAACTTACCAATCAGCATGACGGAAGACGAATGCTGACATGGAATTTCGGAATGAAGGGAGGATTGTAAATGGCTTGGTCATTACTGCCTACTAACTATACTGATGCAGTATGGAACGGATTGAAGAAGTACACGAAGGTGGATAATGCCGACGGTACAGTTTCCTTCAATGATGTAACTGCATACACAAATAAGGAGACATCGTTCTTTGGAGCAAAGGACGCTAACAAGATGAACGGTGCTCTTAACTATATTATGTCAATGCTTGAGAACGGAACAGACCTGTACGAAGAGTTCACGACATACTTCGAGAATCAGAAGAAGCAGTTCAAAATGTCGGGTGATACTTCGTATAACGAATTAAAACAGTATTTCGTGGTACTCAAGTCTAATGGAGATGCTTCTCTAGATACGATAGAGAAGGATTACAAGTCTCGAATGAATGCTTACGAGAGCGAGCAGAAGACCGCATTTAATACGTGGTTTGGAAATCTGAAAGACCAGTTATCTACGAATGTCGCTGGTAATCTACAGAATCAGTGCACGGAGTTAGACGAGCGTCTAGCTGCACTGGAAAGAATGACAATTCAGAATGAATATTCTGCACCGATCGTAGTCAACGAATCGGGTCCAGCAATTCTTCTTGTCGATGATAACGGGGACGCTATCGTGGCAGATTGGAAATATAAGGAGGAATAGAGATGAGTGCAATCAGTGTACAAACAAAGAAGGCTACCGAATTAACATCTATCTCATCACTGTCAGATTCCAATTTAGTGTTGGTGCATGACGGCGCTGGGCTTAAGAAAACCACTCTAGGTACACTTAAGTCACAGATTCTAGGTAACCTAGGAGATAAGATTACTGCTCTAGAGAATGGTAAGAAGTGGTCAGATACAGTGACATTAGGCTCTAGTTTCGGAATCACATTCAAGTATAGATATAACGATGACTACGTGCTTCTTTGGTATGGAGGCTCGTTCAGTAATAATGTAGGATTCACAGCCGGAACAGGATATTCACCTGGAGACGGAAATCTACCATCTCTAATTGGAGGTGTCGGGAATTTCATATTCCCTGTAGCAACTGATAGTCGATACAGACTAGCAATCAGATATTTCCCGACAGGTTCGACTAATAGCAGACTAGCATTGATTTCGATGGACAATGTGACTGTTGCTAAAGGTACGTACATCGAGAGTTACGTATTAATCCCTAGAAATCTAGGTAAATAGGAGGGACTTAAATGAACAATGAAAATTTGATTCTTGTTGATGTTGATACAAGAAAAGTAACTGTCCCTTTCGATTTTACGTTAGGGGTGGTTCATGATGATTCAGTCAAGACTGTAACATTCCAGGTGCAGAAGAATTCAGATATAACTGACCTTTCAGATTTAACATTCACAATCAATACAATTTCGGCTCAAGGTACACCCGACAGTCTTGACTGCACCGTAAGAGAGGACGGAGAAGTACTTTATATTTCAGCAGTTCTGAAAGGTACAGTTTTTGATTCGAGAGGTCGTGCCACGATTAACCTTTGTGGACGCAAATATGACAGTAATAACACCATCATCAAAAAGTGGGGGTCTGAAGATATTACTGTGCTAGTTGGTAGTCATACAGATGCTGACAAGGCGATAGAAGAACGTTACCCATCAGTATTGGAAGACTTAAAATCCAAAATCGAAAACATGAATATCACTGACGAGCAGTTGAATGTGATTGCAACAAAGGTCGCAGCTAAAGGATTTTATACCAAGAGCGAAGTAGATGCCCTCGTGGCTAAGATTGTTGTACCCACTAAACTGTCACAACTTGGAGATGACACTACTCATAGATTGGTATCAGACACAGAAAAATCCAGATGGAACAATAAGAGTGATTTTAACGGCTCTTATAATTCGTTAGCAAATAAGCCTACAATTCCAAGTAAATTGTCACAGTTAGCAGAAGACAACAATCACGTGACGGTCACAAAGGCTCAGCGTGATAAGATTGATACCTTCACAGGTGGAACAGGTACATCTATCACTGTAGATACTACACTATCTAGTACTAGTGTTAATCCAGTACAAAATAAAGTCATTAAATCAGAGTTAGATAAAAAAGCCAATACTACCGACTTAGGAGTAAAAAAGATTACTCATACGGCTAGTGATACTAACGTGACTATAAATAGTGGCGAGTATCATGTATTTCCTGCTATGACATCACTAACAATCACACCAGGAACAGTCGGAACTAATCACATGTTCATTTGTGGATTTGAATTTACATCTGGTTCAACTCCTACAGTGCTGACTTTAAAAGGATGTACATTATCCAATAGTGATGATGTGACCAAAGGCACTTATGAGGTAAATATATTGGGAACTAGTGCAATAGTGAGGTTGAGATAATATGGATTTGATAAACGAACGAATGATGTTGACAAAGAAAGCGAATGATGCAGATATGGGAAGATGGAAAACGATATTAGATTACACTGTATCTGAGGAATTGAGTGTAACAAATACATATCACGAAGTGATGAATGTTGATGCTACATTTTTTCAAAAGATGCAGAACGCTAAGAAAATTATTATCACGATAATGTTTGAAGCGCCTTCTGTTAAAACATTAGACAATTTAGGTGATATACAGATTTCTTTGTATTCGCAAAGTGGTTGGTATCCTTTTACATTTATTAACGGTAATTATTTGCCTAATCTAACAAGTGGATTCGCTTCACAGAGCTCGTATTACAAAGAGATTGATTTAACGAATATTTCTGAATTGGGACATAATGACATGATAGGTGTATATGCTCCATCTGTATTTGGATTAAAAAGTTCATCTTTCAAAAAAATAGATGAATTCTTTGGATATGGAAATATGTATAACGGACCGACCATTTTAAGAGTAATCAATAAAAAAGTACCGGTTGGCAAAGGCTCAAGAATCAGAGTCTTGGTCATGTCATAAGTGAGGTGTTAACTATGCCTAACTACAACGGGGGGGTACAGAATTACTCCTCAGAAGAAAACTATTAAATAAAGGGGCTGAGAATATGAAGGAATGGAAGAAAGTAAAAGTGTTTGAAGACTTGACACAGGAGTCAAGTGTCACTTTTAGCGAACCTTACACAGAACTGATGATAATTTCTGAAAATGTGAAAGCAGAGGATGATTCACAGTTACACATTTACTTAAATGGGCAAGCAGTCTCTGGACAAAATGGAGATTTAAAAATGACAGGGTGTAATTGCGTTGATTTTATCGAGTGCATTGCTGATGGTTTCATTAAAAGAAATCACATGATGAAACAAGGATATGCTATTTCGGTTGTAAGCGCAGTTTCATCGGGTATTTTTAACATCGGAACATCTGAAATCTCTAGTCTGAGACTCGCACCGCAGTACGATAGTTTTTCGGGTGGCAAAGCCACAGTGTATGCGAGGTAAAAATATGTCGGATAAAATACTACGTGGGGGGGTCAATGGCTCCTTCTTAGAAGACAATTTTTGAAGAAGAAAGAAGGGAATGAAGAGATGAAAGGGTGGGTTGAATTAGAAAATCTAACACTTGAGAAAGTGCAGAAATTCAATAAAACATATGATTCTTCTTACAGCGATTATATGTGCGAGATTAGAGTACCTAAAGCAAATGGTAAGATACCTCTGATTAATACTACTATTTTAGGAAATTACGGACTGTATTATAAGAGACTAGATACTACTGATTCGTATTCTTGTGTCGCAACCTTAATCACAGAGAAGATTACAAACAAGCAATATCTAATGTCTTGTGCTTACGGAACAGATAGTGGTGCTTCAGATTTTAAAAATCGTGCTATCAAAATCGCTGATAATGTATTTAACGTATCACAGATAAGTATTAATGCTGATTTACCAGAAGGCACAACAATTCGAGTGTGGGGAAGATAAAGGAGTAGTTATATATGACTAACCAATTCGGGGGGGGTGCAAACCTCCTAGAGAGAAGATTTTTATTATTTAAGAAAGAAGAGGTTGACAATGATATGTTTGATTTAGTTGATACTGTTACAGGCACGAATAACTGGGGCAGAGTTAGCGTGTCATTTACGGCACAGGATAACTCATTTTACTTATTAATTCCATCAGATAATTACGATAATATCGTAATCGCTGTGAATGTGATAAATGGCAAATATGCATTTATGTGTACTAGTGCCAATACTAGAGACGGCGGAGCGTTTGAATCCAATTATGGGTTATCAAATAACACTGTTGTAATCATTAAATCAATTGCAACAAACGAACAGAAGTCAATCTCTTTTAATGTATACAAGATGAAATAGAGGTGATAAACATGTTATACAAGTTAGAAAACGGCTCACTCACAAGAGCGCCTAAGTACATTATTGATAAAGGCACTACTTACATCAATAATGATGAGAAACTCAAGGAGAAAGGGTTTAAAGAGTTAATCCATGATACTAATGTAGTTGATGGCTCATATATTGTTAGTACTACTTACACAGAGGATACCAATAACATTTATGAACACTATGAATGGGCTAAATATGAAAACGTTGAGACTCCCCAGGAACCAACGATTGAGGAAAGACTAACAGAAACAGAGTCTAATGTAACTGAGTTACAACTTGCTTTATGTGATATCTACGAAAACATGGGAGGCGATACTAATGCATAAGATTTATGCTGATTTAATCATCAAGGGATTAAAGACTATCGATGATGTTCCTTTACGCATTAGAGATAAGGTCAAACAGGAATTAATCAAAAGAGGTCGTGATGATCTTGCTGTAGAGAAAGAGAAGTGACCGTATGACTTATAAGGACGTGATACCGTGGCTCATCAGTATCATGCTCCTAATTCTTAATATCATGAACTATGCGCATGCTAGTGATAAAGAGAAGAAGGAAGAGATGAAAAAAGATGACCACAAATTCGATGGTATTAAGGAAAGTCTCTTGAAGGTCAACATGAAACTCGACCAGGTATGTTCCACTACGAACGAGACACGTTCAGACATCAAATCCATGAATCGTGAGATTAAAGAAATGGACACCAGGGTGGTAGTACTTGAGCGAGACATGAAGACTGCATTTAACAACATTGAGGAATTGAAAGGAAAGGTGGACAAACTATGATCAACTTGAAGGTAAGATTCAAGAATCCAGTATTCATAGCACAGATTGTATTAGCTGTGCTTACTCCTATTCTTGCATATGCAGGGCTTACTACATCAGACTTGACTACATGGGGGGCTCTAGGTAAGTTGCTATGTGACGCTCTAGGTAATCCTTATGTATTAAGTCTAGTAGTAATCAGTGTATGGAACGCTGTCAACGACCCTACAACAGAGGGTATCTCAGATAGTGCTAAGGCAATGGAATATACTAAACCAAAGGAAAGAGGGTAATAGATATGATTATTAACGTACACGGTGGGCATTCTCTTAAATGCAGAGGAGCCACAGGATTATTAGACGAAGTCAATGAAGATAGAAAAGTTAAAAATAAAGTCATTGAGTTATTACGTGCTAAAGGACACGTTGTTTACGACTGTACAGATGATGTGGGGAAAGATCAGAACTCTAACTTACGAAACATCGTAAAGAAGTGTAACGCTCATACAGTTAACCTTGATGTATCAATCCATCTCAATGGTGGAAAAGGCACTGGTACAGAAGTATATGTAATCAATGAAAAATCAGCAGCTAAACCTCACGCTGATAGAATCGCAAATGATATTGCGAACGCACTAGGTATCAGAAATAGAGGTGTAAAGACTAAGAATCTATATGTATTGAGAAAGGCTAAAGCCCCAGCGTTATTAGTAGAATGCTGTTTCGTCGATAATCAGAATGACAAGAATCATTGGAATGTCGATAAGTGCGCTACTGCAATCGTTGAAGGTATCATCGGAGTAAGAGCACAGGAAACTCACGCTGTACAGTCTTCTAAGGGTGGAAGTGAGATTGTAAAGGTCGGTCAGTTACGTTCTAATTATTATGCCGATTACAATATCACTGTAGACGGATACTTCGGTAAGAATACTCAGCGAAACATCAACAGATGCTTCCAAAAGGCGATGAACCTTGACTATGGTAAGAACTTGTCTATTGACGGTATTGTTGGAAAAAAGACATTAGACGCTCTAGGCAATCACTATGTTAAGAAAGGTGAAAGACAGGAACTTGTAAGAGCAGTTCAGATTGCATTGTACTGTCACGGATATGACGCACAGTGGACTGATGGTATCTTTGGTGATAAGACTAAGGAATGCGTACAGGCTTTTCAGAGAGACCACGGCTTGACTGCTGACGGTATCGCTGGTAAGAACACGATCAAAAAGATGATGGGTTGCTAATATATAAGGATAGCCTCGTGCTATCCTTTTGACTTTTTATGATATTTTCTCTATGATTATAAACAGAAGGAATGATTATGAACATGGATTTGGACGTGGTTCAGAAGATTGGAGAGCGTGCTAAAACCGTTGCTGAAACCGAATATGACGTAGAATAACGTACCAAAAGATAACAAATTGGTAACAAACGCTTAAAATACCTCTAAAATAAGGGAATTTCTTTTGTATAATAAAAAAGGGGGATGAAATTATGATTTATGTAACGGGCGATATACA